CGTTACAGTACTACCGTTAGCAATTTTCTTATTAGAGTTCCAAGGATTGTTCTGAGAATCTACAACCTTGGGAGGAGTTTTCTTAGTACCGTCTTGTTTAAAGACCTTACGTTTTAATCTAACAAAATCTCCAATGTCATCTTTATTGGAAATAGTAAGATTAGCACCTTCAATAGTCTTACGATTGTCATCATCTACCTCAACAAGAATTGACCAGACAGGCTCAAACTTTGTATTAGGTTCGGTGATGCAAGCATAATGACACTTGCCAGAAAAAACAACAGGGTCTAACCATTCCATTTATATTCTCCTTTAGGGTTCGTTTTAGGGTTCGTTTTAATGTTTGGTGTCTACTACTAATAAACAACAAACGTATTATACCACAGCGGTATGGTATTGTCAATAACTTTAATGTGTTTCTGCCCAATTATTTCCAACTTTATAATCGGAATCGAGATCACACTTAAAGTTAAATGCTTTTTGTGTTCTATACATAGCATCTTTAGTAATCTGTGTAAAGCGTTTAATGTCAGGCTTTGCTACTTCAAACTGATACTCATCATGTATAGAGGCTACAAGCCTAGCATCAAGGCCAGTCTTACGTATCCTATTATCCATCTCTACAAGCCACTGCTTACATACAATAGCACCAGCACCCTGTAACAGTGTGTTTAGTGCAGCATGTTCTGATCTGATATGTAGTCTCCTACCATCAAGACCAGGGATGCTGCCAGACTGTGCAGCCTCTTGCACATTAGCACGTAACTTCTTGAGGGCTGGCATGTTACGTAGAAACTTT